CACTCCACTCAGGAACATCGTTCCGCGCGTCGGCGGGGGCGTTGGCTCCGCCACAAATTGGCGGCAAGTGAACGCGATCATCGGCTCCGGTTTCGATTCGATGGGGTGGGTGCCGGAAGGCCAACGCTCGGGCCAGATGTCGTATTCGACGTCGAACAAAACCTCCGCCTTTGTCACGATCGGGGAGGAAGACGCGGCAACTTTCGAAGCAATCTCCGCGGGCCGGTCCTTCGAAGATATCCAGGCCATGATGGCCTTCCGTCTTCTGCAAAAGATGATGCTGAAGGAGGAGATGGCGATCCTCGCCGGTAACGCCTCATTGACGCTCGGCACGCCTTCTATTCCGACCTTATCGGCATCGGGCGCCGGTGCAACGTTGCCGGCCGCTACGTATTTTGTCAAAGTTGTAGCGCGGACCCTCGAAGGCTACCAGAACACCAGCTTGTTGGGCGGTGTCGCAACCTCCAAGATCGTGACCGGAGCCGACGGCAAGACGTTCACGTTGTCCGGCGGCTCCTCGAACATTAGTGCCGAGGCAAGCCAAGCCGTGACACTCGGTCAGACGCTGTTCTGTTCGGTCAATCCGGTCCAGGGCGCGGTCGCGTATGCTTGGTATGTGTCGACCACGACCGGCAGCGAGACCTTGCAGGCCATCACGACAATCAACAGCCTGGCTATATCTGCGCCACTCAGCGCTGGCACCCAGTCGCAAAGCGCTATTACTGCCGACAACTCTGCTAACCCGAGTTATGCCTATGACGGCCTGTTGACCACGGCGCTGAAACCGGGGTCGAATGCCTACGTCAATGTCATGCCGACTGGGACGGCAGGGATTGGCGCGCCTCTGACCGCATCGGGCCGCGGCTCGGTCGTCGAGATTGACACGATGTTCCAGAAGATGTGGGACAATTTTCAAGTGTCGCCGACGGTTCTCTATGTCAACTCGCAGGAGTTGAAGAACATAACGGCAAAGGTGCTGTCGAACGCCTCGGGTCCATTGCTGCGGTACGATAGTCCCGCTGACGGCAGCGACGGTGAATATCAGCTGACCGCGTCGGGAGTCGTTCAGCTCTATTACAATCCGTTCGCCTTGAATGGGGGCCTTCGCATCCCGATCCGGATTCATCCGAAGGTGCCGCCCGGGACGGTCATCGGTTGGGCGGAGAACCTGCCCATTCAGTATCAGTCGAACGAGGTACCGAACGTCGCCGAGATCAAAACCCGGCAGGACTACTACCAGATCGATTGGCCGATCGTGACGCGCCAGCGCCAGGTCGGTGTTTATGCCGAAGAAGTATTGGCCGTCTATGCTCCCTTTGCGATGGGTGTCATCAGCAACATCGCAAACGGGTGACGCTAATGCTCGAGATTTCGGCACCGTCTTTGATAGCGTCTGTTGTGCCACCCCCCGGGTCAACCCCGGGGGTCTCACTTGGCGGAGACCTGATACCGCTGCGCGCTGCTTTTGGCCAAGATGAGGCGAACCACGGGGCAACCCGTTATTCGGTGGATAGAGATGGTATGATCCAAGTGCCTCCGGAGGCTGTTGGTCCCTTGACGACGATCGGGGGGTTCGTATTGGCAAACAACGGCGACAACGTGGTCTCCGTCGGCGTGTTGACTCTGCACCACGACGATGCTGCGGGCTGTTCCTATGCCGGCTGTCGATTTCTCGGCGATTCGAATGGGAACGTGCTCGTGCCGGCGGAGGCTGCTTCCGAGCTGTCGGCGCATAGGTTCGTTCCGGTTTATGAGGAGACGGTGGTGGCCTCGGGTCGAGTGAAATCGTCGCCGAGCAATCCTTCCAAAAAGGGCTGATTCCGTGGCCTTCGGGGATCTGACGACGCTCGCTGACGTCAAAGCGTGGCTGCAAACCGGGCAGGCCGCCTTCCCGGCAACCGACGACGCGCTGCTTACCCGCCTAGTTACGGCGGCAAGTCAATATATTCAGACCTGGCTCAACCGTGAAATCGCGTCGGCCGATTTCCTCGAAGTGCGCGACGGAACTGGAGGCCACAGGCTGCAATTCGCGTGCTTTCCTGTCACTGCAGTGCTGTCGTTGACCATCGACGGGCAGGCTGTTCCTGCGGCGGCCTCCTTCAACGCCGCGGGCTACCAGTTCAGTTCCACACAGCTTTCGGTTCGCGGCTACAGATTGAATCGGGGGGCGCAGAACGTTGTCATCGCCTATACGGCTGGGTATTCGACTACTCCGCCCGCAGTCGCACAGGCATGCGTCGAGCTCGTCGCGCTGCGTTACCGGGAGCGTACGCGCATCGGCGAGGTCTCGAGATCGTTGGGCAGTGCAGAGACCGTCGCGTATGCGCAAAAAGATATGAGCGATGCGATCAAAACGCTGCTGCAACAATATCGTCTGGTTGCGCCGATCGCCCCGATCCAACAAGCACCAGCGGTAAGCGGCACCGATGCGACGATAATATCCGGCGTCCTATGATTACTGCCCGTCTCGTCGGCGACGACGCAGTGCTGGCTTGGCTGCGCGCCGCTCCGGATCTCGTTGCTTCGGGGCTCGCCCGGGCGATCACCACGCTGGGTATCGAACTTCAGCGCAAAATACAGGAAATTGAGCTGACCGGCCAAACCCTCGGTGCCCGCTCGGGCTCGCTTGAGTCGAGTACCAGTCTGCAAATCGACCAGAGCGGCGACAGGATTGCGGCAACGATCTCCAGCGGCAGCGCACATACACACGCTCGCGAATATAGCTTCTCTGGTGCGATTGACATCGGGGCAAACCTGCGCCGTAGGACAAAGGCGTTCGCACGCCCGATACCCAGGAAGGCGATCAGTATGCGGCGGTACCGCCGCCCGATAGACGTTCCGGAGCCCTCTTTTTTGCAGTCGGCGCTGGAAGATATGGACCCGGCGATCCGCGATGAGGTGGAAGCGGCATTGCGCGAGGCACTGACGCCATCATGATAGCTCTGGATATGACCTTTGTTTCCTCGTCCTCAGGATTAGAAGCGACAGGTGTCGTTTTATCGACGGGCATCGCATCAATGTATCGCCGCGGCCTGGCGTTCGAAATCGACCGATGATAGTTCGTGAAACGATCTACGCGGCATTATGGGAGCTCGCCGCAAGTGCGGCGCAGTTCACCAGTACGAATCGCCGTCTGCGACATTGGACGGACGTGGCTCCGGCGGAGCAGCCGGCGTTGTTCATGAGCGAAAAAGGGGGCCAAGCCGCAATAAAGAAGCTTGGCACGCCGATTGTATGGACACTTTACGCCGATTTCTACTTGTACGCCCATTCAAGCGACCCCTATTTGGCGCCAGTAACGATTTTAAACCCGCTGCTCGATGCGTTCGAGGCCGCGCTCGCACCGTCACCGACGACGGGGATCCAGAACCTTGGGCTGCCTCAAATGGTTCAGCACGCCTACATCGTGGGCAAGATTCAGACTGACGAAGGCGTACTCGGGGATCAGGCCATAGCGATCGTACCCGTCGAAATACTCTGCATTTGACGTTCGCGCGGTTAATCAAGGCGGGCCTCCGTTGAGACGGTGCCCCTCGTAGTCCTTAAATACGTTTTATTCGACGGAGTGACCAATGGCCGAGGAAGATCACAGCACCAACCAAGCTGCCGCGCCTCCTTCGATCGAGCAGCTGATTGAACGCTGGTGGGCCGACCATTTTCCGGGCTCGGCGGTCGCCCGCGACACGCAGGCCTGGAATATCGCCCACGCCGCCAAGGAGAGGCTGAAGCGGCTCTTGAAGGGGAGTAAATGACATGCAATTAAGCTTCGGCTCCGGCGCAATATGGGGAGAACGCACCGATGTAATCGGGTCGGGCATCGGTCCACGACAATTCGGCGTGCTGCAGGACATACAGATCGATTTCGACTGGAGCGACAAAGAGCTCTACGGCCAGCTTCAGTTTCCTGTGGCAATAGCCCGCGGGCAGGGCAAGATAGTCGGGAAAGCTAAATTCGCGCAGATCCTCGGTTTGCTGTATTCGGATATCTTTTTCGGGGTGACACCAGCTACGGGGCAGTTCGCCGTCTCGCAGCTGGAGGCCGCGACGGTTCCGGCGACGACGCCCTACAGCGTCATTCCCGCCAATGCCGCGAGCTACAATGATGATCTCGGCGTCAGCTACGCCGCAACCGGCAAGCGTTTCAACCGAGTGACCACACCTTCGACTGCCGGCCAATACTCGGTCAACTTCGCTAC